ATGATCGCTGGTAGCCGGACTTACATTTGGAATTCCTAATGGACTCGTAGGGTTTATCCTTTAACTGTTATGGCTCAAGGCCTCCCATTAGGGGGTCGAATTCCAAAATGCCGGTGGACTACCGGACTATGACAAAGATATGTCAACGTCCTGTATTTCGCTTGGTTTAATTGGGCCAGAATGGTTGTGGTGGAGATGATAAGAAGCTTTTGGAATCGCTTGAATCCAAAACCGTCCCGTTCTTTCAAGGGACTTCTTCTTATTCATTGGTTTAAAGACCAACCAATTCCGCCTAAGGATCTTCATCCACCTGTTATAAACATAAGCCCACCTTTTGAGAAAACCATCACCCGTTAACTCTCGACCAGCACCTAGACAGGTGTAACCTCGGAGAATCTGTGGAACATAGATTTCCGCGGGTTTACAACAGTCATCTTCCATTTCTGGATTGATGACCATCCAGGGTATTTCCAGCTGATCGTAAATCTGACCAATATATCTCTCAGTTTCCTGAGAGAATGTGGTTAGTTGACAGACTGAACGGGGGTGTCTCATTGACCAGATCAAACGTTGGTCAACCATCAAAAAGGCGGCAGCAAGTTTCAGGTGGTGTTCGGCAATCTCGACTTCTCGGAAACTGGGCAAGCCCAGACCTCCGTATTCTTCGGCGACCCACCATGACACCGGTGGAATCCGACTCAAAAGACCATGGTTACTTCGGAGACAATATGATACCAAACGATCTGCGGTATCATTATCCCAACCACGTGTAGCAGTGATGAGACGTTCACGCATTGTTGAGACAAAATTATCTTCAACAAATGCTTGAGCCTCATCACCTCTACCATGATCCTGGACATATTTCAAAAGTCCAAGATTGATATAGGGAATCCGTGTAACCTCTTCATGTCCCCGATCCCAATCGGGCGAAAGGTCATAGAGTTCGGAATTGATCACGGCGACACGACGTGACACGTAGTTCTTTCCAACAGATGGAGCAAGTCCTGCCCTTGTAACTGTTTCACACCAATTCTGGTAACCACCAGGAGGAAGTGGAAACAATATATCATCTCCATTGATTTTCAATGGAGAGAAAGAAGGATCAGGATAGGAGAGTGGGATAAACAAACCAAACTCCTTTTCCATCTGAAAACGTGTCACGGCACAGTTCACCAAACACAGTATAGGAAAACTAATGGGACTTCCCATTAATTGTCCCCAACACTGACGGTGAACTGAACCATCATCATCAACAATGGTATGCCGGGTCAAGCCTTGAAATCCGAGAGATCTGATGGGCCAAGGGATGTCTAAGACATTGCAAAGCTCGTCAAAACAAGCTTCTGAGAGTTCAGGGTGTAGGTTATCCGTGGCTGATGAATAATCGCCACTAACCATCATAACGTAGTGGTTTGGTACAAATTCACCAACCCATCTACAGATGGATGCTACATCCCCCTCTTCTGAAGGACGTCCAGTGAGATCGAACACAGGTGATTTCCTAAGAAATCCCCAGAGCTCTGATTGAAGACCTTTCAGAGCCTGATAGTGTTCTGCCGAACCCATACTTACAACCCGAACCTTAAATGGTTCAGTAATTGCCTGACGTCTAACCATAAGATCTTTATGTAGACGGGTATAACCACTTTCACCATTCCGATGGATTGGAAAGGGAAAGGTAATACGATCTTCATCGTATGGTATACCATAAATAGGCAATTGTTGAGTCCGGTGGATAACATATCCCAGGAGTTCCTTAAAGGCAAGAATCTTAGAACCATCCCTTGGCAAAAGCTCTTCAAGAGCTCCTCCCTTAGAACGAGGGCGCTCGAAACAGGCGGAGAGAGAGGGAAACGGAGAGGTCTTAAATGATAGACCAGGTCCAGTGATTTTTGAAATTTCACGGACAGTTCTCCGGACCTGATATTTCAGGTCTTCAACATCATCATCCTCTCTTTCAGAAGTAAGAAGATCCAAATTCTTCTGCATCGCCTCGTTTACGAGCAATGGGGAGATCTCGGGGGCGACCTTCTTGGCCTGGTAAAGGGAGTACGCAAGAGAAATATCTCTTTTATGGCGTCTAAGAACTAAACGACACCATAAGCGTCTCATCACGGGACCTCCAAGGAGGTAACCTTCCCGTTCACACCAGGGAAACCAAGATGGCCGTGGAGGAGGCTCATTTTCTAAACAGCGAGCCAAGAGAAAGGCTGTCTGATGTTTGAGGTAAGCTTCTCCTAGGTTAAGTATACCAAAGGAAAAGATCCTCGATGACAGTTCTCTATAACACCTCCAGGTATCAGAGATCTCGAACCCATAGAGCTCGAGAATATCCCAGTAAGCCAAGGTCATAGTTTTTGCCAAAGTCCAAGCGTGTATGAAGCGATGGGTCACCGCTTCAATATACAGTTCCGTTGAGGTCATCCGGTTCTGCAAAGACTGGAAGTCGAAAGACTCCTCTCGGAAATCTTCCAACAACCGATCAGGCAGGGACAGAACCATGACTGGACCGTGATACGGACACCCGAAGATCTCGGAAATCCGTCTCTCCAATCCAGTTGATCCTGCCGGTCGTTTGTGGGACTGACCGACCCAATCAGCCAGGTTGAGAATTGACTTCTCAACCTCCTCAATCCTTTTTGCAAAGAGGCTTTCATTCATTTGATAGCTACTTAAGCAATTCGGATCGAGTCCGG